AATAACAGTCCCCGGCGGCAGCACTGGTGAGTTGCACCCGCAATTCTCTGCCAGACAAGGCATTCAGCGTGAAGGCGGAAGCGTTGCCGGATATTCCCGGCGCAAGTTGTGCTATCGTGGGAAGGCCGCGCATTTCCACCGAAAGCATGTGGACGTAGATCATCCATACCGATCCGGTTGTCGCGGACCATCGCGCTTCTGGATAGACTAATTGCCAGTACCGCTGGCACACCGCCAACTCCTGCGGGTAACTCCGCATCACGAACGGCGACCGTGCAGCAGAGGGCGCTTCATTGCCGGGATGCACGGTCACGCCGGTTATCAGCATCGCGTCGGACGTCGCGGCAACGCCGTTGATACTGCCGGTTGCGCCGAGATAAGTCGCCGCCGCCCATGCGCCGGCCGGTCCCGCAAAAGTCGTGCCGACCATCATGGCAAAACCAATTGCCATTGCCGCGTTGTTGTCTTTCGGCCAGGTGCCCGTCGTATCGCCGGGGATGGTGACTGATTTATATTCCCAGGTGCTTGCCGCATTGACAGTAAAGGAAAACGGGTAGGAACGGTTGCCCGCGCCGTTTTGAATCGCCCCGGAATAATTGCCGGGCCGATTGGCGTAGACCCAAAAACTTAGCGTGATCGGTTGAGCGTTGGCGGTGCCCCATGCCAGCCGTGCAACGCGATAGCCTTCGATCTTGTGGATAAACGTACAGTAATGCCCGGCGGCGGGCGCGGCGTTGGCCGTTGTCACGCCGATGGACAATGACGCGATGAAACCCGCCGGACACAACGCCGCGTTTTGTTGTGCCGATAACACTTGCGTCCCGATCGACGAAACTGTCCAGCCATCGACAACGTATTTTGATGTGGCGGATACGGCGACGGTCGCGGCGCCGTTCTCCTGGCTCACCTCCATGCCGCCGTTAATTTGCAAGCCGCCGTAAGCCATCGCATCGAACGGCGCGGCGTATATATTTTGTCGCGCCTGTTGCTGTTGCGGCGCGGTCAGCGATTGCGCGGTGATTTTTACGACGCTGGCGTCGGCGGCGCGCGAGGTATCGCTCGGATGCACATGGTCCTGGCGCGCGAACAACAGCGACGTGCCGACCGCCGCCGTGCTGTCCATGAGCGGCGGCACGGTGGCGGGCGCGCCGGCGCCATCCGTTCCCGGTACGCCTTGCGGACCTTGCGGGCCGGTCGGCCCAGGATCGCCTTGCGGACCTTGCGGGCCGATCGCGCCGCCCGGTCCCTGGATGCCCTGAGAGCCCGTCGCGCCGGTTGCGCCGGTCGGGCCGGGATCGCCTTTCGGACCTTGCACGCCGTTCGCGCCGGTTGGCCCGGTTGGTCCCGCCGGTCCCGGCAAGCCCGGCGGTCCTTGCGGCCCTTGCGGCCCGCCGGGCGTACCGGGCGGTCCCGGCGGCCCTTGCTCGCCGGTCGCGATCGTCTCGACGTCGTCGGGATAGAGGACGACGACGGCGCCGGCGGCCGGATCAATGGTAACGTCGCGAACGGTTGCGGTGTCGACGTCACTCATCGTGTCGGCCCGGCGCTATTGGTCAGCGTGCCCGACCATATTTTCGTCTTGAGGCCGCCTTGCGTCATGATGTTCGAATGATCGAAACTGCCGAGGCCGAGACGCGCAAGCGCATCCTGGCGGATCATGACGGTAAACAATCCATGCAACGGATCGGTCAAGACGATCTCGCCGGTATCGGTCGCCAGCCGCAAGAGCGCCTCGACGTCCTCGGCGTGGCGACGGAGCATCATTTCCAGCGAGGCGCCGCTCATGTTGATCGGCGCGCCCGACGTCGACATGATGTATTGAAACTTGCGATAAAAATCCGCGTCGTTCGTCACGGTGATGTTGACGACGGCCATGTTGTTGCTCGCTCCAATCAGGAATATTGACCGCCCGTACTGGTCGCGCCCGCAATGGTCCCTGGGAACCAGTTGATTCCGTTGCCTTGCGTGACGATGACGCCGTTCAGACTGACGTTGTATTTCTGGCCGGTGGCAAAACCGCCGTTGGCAAAAACGCTTGTGTAAGGCGCGCCCGAGGCCCAGATCGAGCCGCCGCCCAGGGCAACGGCAACCGCGCCTGATACGGCAACCGGGCCGCCGAATGAATAGGTGGAAACCGTTTTCGGATTTTGCGCATAGAGGGCGATGACCGCATTGGCGGCATAAAAGGCGTTGAGGATGCTACTACTCGCATTGAACGTATGGTTGCCAATCGTCAACAATCCAGAATTGTCCGCCCAAAATACCGACCCGACTGCGGAATTGGACGCCGTGTTATTGGTCACCATCAGGCCGCCGTTGTAAGCGACATAAATGCTTGGCGGTCCATAGGTGCCGAGCGTGGCGCTCCCGCAAATATTCTGAATCGTCATGACGTTGCCGTTGCCGCAAAAAAACGTATGCGTGTCGGTCGCGCCAGTGACAAACGTATTCGTGGCTCCCGCGCCGTTGAGAATGATGGACGGCCCGCGCACTTGTGGCGTTTGCACCGTCTCATTATAGGTCCCGGCCGCGACGTTGATCGTCATGGTGTAAAGCGACGGGCCGTACTTGAATGTTTCGGCCATTGCTCGCGTGATTGTCTTGAATGGGCCGTGCGGCCCGCTCACGGTTGCCGCCGTGCCGTCATAGAGCGAATCGTCGCCGGTCCCGCCGTTGACATAGAGCGTCATATTGGCGGTGAGGACCGGGAGGAACCCGGCCGGCGTGAACCCGGTACCATACAATTCGAAATTGCTATGCAAGGCGTTGTAGGTGAGCAACGACTTGTAGCCTTGCGGCATGTCGCCCGCCGACAACGGCGCCCCGCCGCGCCGCACGATATTGCGGGCGCCGAGCCCGTTGACATTGAACGTCGCCGGCCCGCTGTTGGCATTGGCCGGCAGCACCCAGAGCGCCAGGCCCTCGGTATAGGCAAGCAATGGCGGATTGAGCGCGACCGCGTAGGCCGTTGCCGAGCCGGTATCGACACCATACGCAACTTCGCCGCTTTGGACCGCGCGCGCCAGTTGCAGCAAGTCGGCGTCGTCGGGCGTCAGGCCGCAAGCGGCAATTAAATTGACGATCTCGCGTTGCGGGTTTTCGATCGAGGCCGCCGGCGGGATCGAGCCCATTGTCCCGGTCGACGGGTTGCCGTTGATGTACGGCGCATTGGGATCGCTCACGCCGTAAGGTTGGTTATATTTAATTGTTGCCTCCTACTTGTCTCGGCGCGTCCCTGTTGCCCTTGCTGATGTTGCAGGTCAGGCACGATGCGCGGATGTTTTCGATGTAGCGAACCCGTTTCTTGCTCACGGTGTCCCTGCCATTGGATCGCCGGGATTGCTCAAGCCGGAATAGTCAAAGATGATTTGCGTATGTGCGGGTTTCAGGCGACCGAGCAAGCACTCAAGATCATCGGCGAGGCCGATCCGCAAGTGTGGATCGACGCCGCATTGACCGGACGCGGCGCGAAACCAGGTGAGCTTTGCCTGGTCGACATGCACGGTCCAGTAAAAGCGGTTGGTATCCGGCCCGAGCCCGTAATACGGATATTCGGAGAGCTCGCCGTCGGCGACCGGCGCGTCGCCGCGGGCGTTCATGATCGGGACGCCCCACTCGTTCCGCATGGGATCGGGCGGCAGGTCGCCATAGACGCGCGCGTCGCCGACGCGATCCATGCCAACGACAAAGGTGCGGTACTCGGTAATCGTGATCGTGTAGCCGATTTGCGCGGCGACGCCGATAAAGAACGCGCGCGATTGCGCGCCGAGCATGGTCATCCGCATGACGAGCGCGCGTTGCCGCTCGGCGACGGATTGCGGCGCGGTGTAACAGGGATCGGGTAAGCCAAACGCGCGTTCCCAATCCGGCAACAATTCGATGGTTTGGCGCGGATCGCTTTCGCGTTCCAGCAAATCGGCGGCGCGGCCGTCGACGTCGCCCCAGATTTGTGCCTCGCCGCCGATCAACCGCATCAATGTCGAGTCGTATTCGCGCGGCCAGGCCGGCCCGGTCGGCAATAGCGCCGCCAGGGCGTCGACGTAGTCGTCGCCGCTCCGTCGGACGTGCCTGTCGGTCATGCGTAAAGAATTGTCCCGAGCACCGCCATATAGCCGGGCGCCGGCATGACGGCGTCGGCAAAGGTCAGGTTATGGTGATCCTCGCCGACCGCGTTCGAAATCGCTTCCTCGACCCATGAGCGATAGATCGTTTGCCCCGGCGCCGCCTTGACGAAAAGCATGTCGCGGATGGATTGCTCGATCGCTGCTTGCGTCGCGGCGTCGCCGCTTACCAAATTTGTGATCGTCATGTCGAGGAATTGCTTGATCGGCGCCATGACGTAGCAATCCTTGACCGTGACCGGGCGCTTGAGGTCGATATAGTCGGCGACCGTCTCGATATCGGCGGGTTGCGGCCAACCGTCATCGTCGGGGTAAAGGTCGTCCATCAAAAACCGCACCGTCATTGTGCCGGGACCTTGCTCGGGAATCGCCCAGGCGCGCGTCACGCCGGGCACCTGTTTTGCCCATGCGACATAATCATAAGCGGCGCCGCCCATTGGCGGTTGCTGGATTCGCTCAAGCACGCGGATGCGGAGCTCGTCGTCGCTTTCGACGTCGACGCCGCCGTCCATGACGACGACGGTTACCGCACCATCGACGCCGGCGATCGCGTTGACGAACGCAAGGCTCGAGCCCTGGTCGAGATTGCCGGCGAGGCCGGGATCGACGGCGCGCACGTCGACCGGCGTCGGCCCGGTGCCGACGGTGATTTGTGCAAGCGTCTCGTAAAGCACGTCGCCGCTGGCGCCGCCGGTCAATTGCGACGCTTGCGGGAGGATCGAGCCGTTGATGCCAGTTGCGGTGACCGAGCCGGATGCGAACGTCGCGGCCTTGCGCCCGTTGGCCGGCAACCATATCGCGGCATGGCGGTCGAGCCATTCCGTCTCCGCAGTGTCGGGCAACAATTGCAGCGCGAGCCAATCAATATAGAGCAAGACGAGAAACGCGAGCCCGGCATTGGCGTCGGAGAGGACGCGCAAGACACTATTCGGCACCATCGCCGCCGAATGAAGGCGCGCGGTAATGTAGTCGCGGTTTTGCTTGCGGACGTCATCGAGGCTCGGGGTTGACCAAGGCAAGGGCTTAACCTCCTATTTCCGACCATAGCGCCTGATACTGCAATTGAATCGCCGGCAACGGCCCGCGCCAGAGCGTGACGCGCGCGACGATCTTTTGCAGCTCCGGCCGCGTGACCTCGACGTCGACGCGCGAGGCGATGCCTTGCTCGGTGAACGGCCGCAACGCCTCGCGGATATAGGTGTCGACGCGCGCGATCGTCGAGCCCTGGCGCGCGGTGTTGTCGGTGATCTTGTGCCGCGCCAGCAACCATAGCCGCGAGCCGATCGGCCAGCCGTTCCAGATGGAGTCCGCGTTGCTGTCGGCCCACCATCCGCGCCGGTCGTTATCGTTGGTCAATTGCGCGTCGGGCAGGATATCGTCGGCATTGGCGCGGGCGTCGGTGCCGAGCGCGACCATGACCGCGGTCGCAAGCGCCTCGGTTTCGTCGATCAGGTTGTCGCGCTTTTGCAAGAGGTCGAAGGTGACGACGACCGGCGTGGCAATGTCGTAAAGCCGGAGATCAGCCATCGTCGGGCTCGTCGATCACGGCAAACACCTTTGTGCTCGGGCCGTCGACCGTCATGACCGCGTGCGGCGCGTCTTTCTTGCCGAGGTCGATGCGGTCGGGGTTGTTGCGGATATAGACCGCGCGGTTGCCGACCTTGGTTTTAATCTGCCCGTCGGACACATAGGCGGTCGCATTGCCGACGGTGACGGTGACCGGCTTTTTGCTTTTGCCGCCGTCGACGAATGTGCCGTCGCGGGTAATGTGAACTTTCTGGCCCTGGTCGTCGTAGAGCGCGACCTCGCCCTCCTTCAAACCTTTCAACCGATAGCGGCGATCGCCGACGACGACGAGCGCGCCATGCGAGCGGTTGCCGCCGGTAAACACCATGAGGCCCTCGGCCTTTTCCTTGGTGCCGCCTTGCCCGTCGGTCGGTTGCTTGACGCGCGAGGTCAGGCCGTAGGGCTCAAAATGCTCGATTTCCTTTTGCTTTTCTTGCGTGTAGAGACTGACTTGCGCCTCGCGAAATTTCGGGTCCTCGTTGGTCGTCTCGACGGTGACGCGCTTGATCGCGTTGTGCATCCGGTCGCCGACGGTGCGCGTGGAAAACCTCATGGTGCTCCTTGCGATTCCTCGGGCAACGGCAACGCCGGCTCGGGCGAGCTCGGCCCGCTGTCCTGGTCGGGCGCGTCGCCTTTGCTGGTATCGTATTTGTCGCGGCCGCCGAGCCGATCCTTGAGCACGAGCCGCAAGGTTGACGTCGTGCCGGTCTGGTCGTTCTGCCGCGCGGTCACCGCCTCGATCCCGAGCGTGGCGCGCTCGCTCGGCAACAGCATGGGCGAGTAAAGGTCGATCAGGTTGCCGACCTCGTTGAGCCAGAGCTTGCCGTTGTCGCGGAGCCAACCGGCAACCGTGACGTTGGCCTGGAATTGGCTCGCGTTGTTGATATCGGCCATATGATTTGCGTGCATTTGCGCGTCCTTGACGTCGCCCGGTTGCGGCGCGACCAGGCGCAAGGTGACCGGATTGGCGCCGGTGTAATTCTTGTTGGTCGCCTTGGCCGATTGCGCGCGCGCCTTGTCGCCCCAATGCTCGTCGTTGCCGTGCTGGTCGGTGTCGGAAATGATATTGCTCACCGCCTCGTTATTGGTCCATATCAATTCCGCCGAGAGGATATTGCGGCCCTCTTGCAATTCGGCGACGACCTGGCCGCCGCCGCGAATCCCGATCATGTTGCCGAGCGCGTCGTCCATGATGTGAATGTTTCGCATTTGCGCGAGCCGCAAGATGAACTGAAACGGGCTTTCGCCCAT